GTGCTCAAGCCGGGCGGCGTGCTCAAGGTCGCCGTGCCGGATTACGACAAGGTGCACGCGCTGTATGAGGCGGGCGCGGGCGCGCCCATTGAGGCGTTCCTGTTCGGATCGCAGGAGGACGAATACGGGGCGCACCTGAGCATGTGGAACGAGGGCAAGCTGCGCGAGGCACTGCAAACGGTGGGGCTGGTCGACATCCGCGGCTGGTCGGACGACCACGGCGACTGCGCGAGCTACCCCATCAGCCTCAACCTGCAGGGGACGAAGCCGGGGGCCGACGTGGACGCGACGCCCGCGCGGAGCATGCAGGTGAAGCCGGAGCGCCAGGGGCTGCCCTTGCGCACCAAGGCTGTCATGAGCACGCCGAGGCTGGGCTTCATGGACAACTTTCAATGCATGTTCGAGGCGTGCGCGCGGCTGGGCATCGAGGTGCACCGTCATACGGGCGCCTTTTGGGAACAGTGCATCACGCGGGCCATCGAGGCGGTGATCGCCGACGAAGAGGTCGAGTGCGTGCTGACGGTGGACTATGACACGGTCTTCCGCCCGGCGGACGTGGCGGAGCTGGTGCGGCTCCTGGCCGAGCACGACGAGGCGGCGGCCATCGCGCCGATTCAGGCGAGCCGCACGAAGCGCAAGATGCTGTTCACGATGCAGGGGGAGGACGGCAAGAACCTGTCGGCGGCGGACCGCAGCACGTTCGACGGCCCGCTGACGCCGATCCGCACGGCGCACTTCGGGTGCACGGTGCTGCATGCGGACATGCTGCGCACCCTGCCGCGTCCGTGGTTCTGGTCGCAGCCGGGCGCCGACGGGCGATGGGGGCAGGACCGGGTTGACGCGGACATCTACTTCTGGCATCAGATGGCCGAAGCGGGGTTCCAGCTCTACCAGGCGAACCGGATCGCTGTGGGGCACGCCGAGCTGATGCTCCAGTGGCCGAACCTGAACATGGAGATACTGGGGCAGCACCCGAGCGAGTACTGGCGTGACGGCAAGCCGGAGGAGGTGTGGCGATGATTGTGAAGCTGACGAGGCAGTGGGGCGAGTATCACGCGGGCGAGACGCTGGAGCCCGGCAGCGCGGCGCTGGCGCGGCTGTTGGTGGAGAAGGGGTACGCGGAGCCGGTCAAGGTCGCGCGCCCTCAGAAGCGCGAGAAGGCGGTCGAGGAGCCGGACGAGACGCGGGACGCGCCGCCGAAGAAGCGGACGAGGCGCAAGAGCCGCAAGAAGGCCGCGGAGGAGGATGACTCATGACCACCGTGATGGTCAGCGGCTGCTATGACATCCTGCACGCCGGGCACGTGCAGTTCTTCGAGGATGCGCGCGAGTTCGGCGACGAGCTGGTGGTGTGCGTGGCGGGCGACGATGTCATCCGCCAGCACAAGCGCCGCCGACCCGCACTTCCCGCGACGCACCGCCTGCGCCTCGTCGATTCGCTGGAGATGGTCGACCGCGCCTATCTCACCTCCCAAGGCGCTCCCGGGCTGGACTTCGTGCCGTGGCTGATGGTCGAAGAGCCGGACTACCTGGTGACGACGCAGGACGACCGTTACGAGGCCGAGAAGCGCGCGCTGTGCGAGCTGCACGGCGTGCGATACGAGCAGGTGCTCAAGACCCGCGTGGCGGACCCGGTGAGCAGCACGCGCATCCGCCAGCGCATCAGCGTGCCTGAGCGCGTGCCGCTGCGCGTCGACTTCGCCGGCGGGTGGCTGGACGTGCCGGAGCGGGCCATCGAGGGCGCCTACATCGTCAACTGTGCCGTCGACCCGTGCGTGGGCGACGGAGTATGGCCCTACAAGATGCAAAGCGGGCTCGGCGGCAGCGCGGCCTACGCCATTCTGGCGGGTGACGACGGTGTCATATCGGAGCTGTCGGCGGGCGTGGGCTGGCAGGACCCCGCCGTCATCACCGAGACGGGGCTGTGCGTGTGGGCGAGCGGCCCGCGGCCGCGCCTGGTCTGGAAAAGTGCGGGCGCGTGGCTGCGCGGGCGCATGGCGGTGGTCTATGTGGCCGACCGCGACCCCGCCGCCGACATCGCGCCGCTGACGCGCGACTACGCGGCCATCGCGGGAGCCGGGAGCGTGGCGATGCACGCGGCGCGCAACGCCGACTACGGCGCCCTGTGCGAGGCCGTGCGACTGTCCTACCGCGCGCAACTCGACGAGGGCATGGCCGAGCTGCCGGAGGCCGTGGGCTGCCGGGCTCGCAAGTGGTGCGGGGCCGGACACGGCGGCTATGCGCTCTATCTGATGTCCGACGGGGGCGCGCGCAACGACCTGCTCGCGCACATGCCCGACAGCATGCCGGTGGAACCTTACGACCGATGGGGGACGTGATGCAACTGCACCTGAGCACGGCGCCGACCGTCGAGCCGCTGACCACGGCCGAGGCGAAGGACCACCTGCGCGTGACCACGGCGGACGAGGACACGCTCATCGACGCCTACGTCAAGGCGGCGCGGCAGGCCGTCGAGGTGCACACGCGCCTCCAGCTCATCACGGCCACGTGGATTGCGCGTTGGGACGACTGGAGCGACGCCGAGGTCGAGGTCGACCGCATCCTCCTGCCGCGTCCGCCGCTGCAGAGCGTCAGCAGCGTCAAGTATTACGACAACAGCGGCACGCAGCAGACGATGTCGGCCGACGATTACGACGTGGACACCTACAACTTCCCGGGCTCGGTCGTGCTGGGGTACGAGGAGACGTGGCCGACCAACCGGGGGCACGTCAACGACATCGAGATCACGTATGTGGCGGGCTACGGTGACAGCGGCAGCGACGTGCCCGAGCCCATCCGGCAGGCGCTCAGGCTGCTGGTGGGGCACCTGTATGAGAACCGCGAGAGCGTGACGGTGGACGGCACGCCGCGCGAGCTGCCGCAGGCCGTGGAATACCTGCTGTATCCCTACCGCGAGACGGGGGTGTGGTGATGAGGGCGGGTCGTCTGAGACGCAAGCTGCACATCCTGGAGCACACCGAGAGCCGGGACGCTTTCGGCGGTGTGACCCACGCGTGGACGCTGGCCGACGTGCTGTGGGGCGAGTGGCTGGACACGGGCGGCTCGGAGCGGGAGGAGCAGGGGGCCGTTGTGGCGGACACCGACGTGACGGTGCGCGTGCGTTACCGGGACGACATCACCACGCGCCAGCGGGTGAAGGACCCGTCGAGCGGGCGGCAGGCCAGTATCGAGAGTATCACGGACGAGGACGGGCGCCGCCGCGTGCTGACGCTGCAATGCAGAGAGGTGGAGCCGGATGCCCAAGGGGCCGATTGACATCAGCTTTCTCGGCGACCGCGAGCTGGAGAAGAAGCTGCGCAAGCTGGGAGACCCGAGAACGCAGGCGAGCGCGGCGCGTTCGGCGCTTCGTGACGGCGCCAAGGTGGTGCTGGGCGAGTCGCAGCGGCTGGTGCCCGTCAGGACGGGGCGCCTCAAGGAGAGCCTGAAGGTGCGCGCATTCAGCGCGGGCAGCCGCAAAAAGCGGGGCGAGTTCGGGCGCGAGGTGCGGACGGGCACGCGCGAGGAACTGGGCATCGCGCCGGACGATCCGGGCTATTATCCGGCGGCCGTTGAGTTCGGCCACGGCAACGTGCCGCCGCGCAGCTACCTGCGGGCCGCCGCGCAGAACGTCAAGACCGAGGCGCTGGCGACGGTGCGGTCCGCCCTCTGGCGCAGGATACAGCAGGAGGCGCGCCGGTGAGCATTCACAGCCATCTCTACACCTATCTCGCCGGCAACGCCGACCTGACGGACGTCGTGGGGGCCGACATCTACCCGGCGGGGCAGGTCAGCGACACGGCCGGTGACAAGCGCGCGACGTATTACGTTCTGACGCGCCAGCCAGACCGCCACCAGACGGACGCCAGCGACATGAATAACGTGCGGCTGCAGATGGACTGCTACGGGGTGACGCTGGCGGACGCGCGGGAGGTGGCCGAGGCCGTCGAGAAGGCCCTCGACGAGTATGTCGGCTACATGGGGAGCATGGACGTCCGGCACATCGTGCTGACGGACGAGAGGGACATGACAGAGCCGCCCACCGGGGCGCGGCAGGTGGGGATGCACCGCGTGGTGCAGGACTACACAGTCTGGTACATAGAGGGGTAACAGCATGGCAGCGCCGTATCTCAACAGGGGTATCACGATGACGTTCGCATCCAGCGGGTTCAGCATGAACCTGCTGGACGTGTCGCCTCCGGGCGGGCAGGTCGAGTCGTTCGAGACCACCCATCAGGGGACCACGACCGCCAAAACCTTCACACCCGACGACCTGATCGAATGGACCAACGGCACCCTGACGGTGCAATACGATCCGGCCGACGACCCCGGCGCGTTCGTCGGGCAGGAAGAGACCATCACGTGGAACCTGCCGGGCTCGAGCACGTGGAGTCACACGGGGTGGATCGAGAGCTTCCAGCCGACGGGCACGCTCGGTCAGCTCATGACGGCCACGTGCGAGATCAAGGTCGACGGCGACATCACCGTTACGTAACACGGAGGGGTA